TATTACCCTGAAAAAGAGGTGGATTTATCCGTTTATGATAATGTAGATTTATTATCTACATCACATTATGGTGATTTGTTTTATGCTTATAATAATAATGATAAAGAAAATGGCAGATTATTCCGAGGTCGATGGAATAAAGGAATTCGTTAATGTAATAAAATTATTTCAAAAGAAATTATGAAATGTGAAAAGTATTTTCTATTTTTGTACTACAATTAAATTATTTCACTATTTAAACATTAAGATTATGGAAACGATTAACTTCCCGAAAGATTTGGATTACGTTAGAGATTTGGCTATTGAAATTGTTGACTCTCTTGTAGAAGAAGGCATTGTAAGAAATTGTATGGATACTGATGACGAAGAAGAGTTTATTACACAAGATATAATTGTGGATATTCTCTGTAGAAAATTCGGAATCTCAAATGATGATGCTGATGAATGGGTTCGTGAAATGTAACTTTTAAATTATTTCAAAATAAAAATTTTGGGTTTACACAAAAGAAACTCTGAATTTTATTTGGAAGTTTGGAGTTTCTTTTGTAATTTTACATTCTATTTATTTCACTATTAAAATTTATACTATTATGGAAAACTTATTTCTTCAAGCAATGCCAATTTCTGAAAGAACTGAAATTGATAACATTAAAGCAAACAAAGATTTCGCAAGAAAATTAGCAAATGACCTTTCGAAAGTATTTCAAATAAATTTGCAAATCAGTGATTCTATTGATTCTTCACAAATTTATGTTGGAACAATGAGTCAAAGATTTAATTGCCCATACTTTATTGCTAAAAAAGATGGTGTCATATTCAATATGAATGTATTGGGGTATAGAGGTGAGTCGCAACTTTTTGGAAGGCTGTTAGGAGATTTATATGAGAAATATAAAGATTCAGCTACAGCAGATAATAATTTCTTAAATGAGAAAAGTGGGCATGGTAACGTTACGTTTAGAATACAAATTCCCCTTCAGAATTATGATGATGTTCTAAAGGATATTCTATCATTGTTTAAATTAAATAGATACGCCAAAGTATTTTAAATTATTTCAAAATAAAAATTTTGGGTTTACACAAAAGAAATCTTGAATTTTATTTGGAAGTTCAAGATTTCTTTTGTAATTTTACACTATCTTTAATTCACTATTAAAATTTATACTATTATGGAAAACTTATTTCTTCAAGCAATGTTGGATTCTGAAAGAACCGAAATTGATAACGTTAAAAGAAACAAAGCATTTGCAAAAACATTAGCAAATGACCTCTCAAATGTATTTAGAATAAATGTTGAAGTACACGACTACAATTCCTATTGCACTATTCATTTAGGCAAAATAGGTCAAAGATATGAAGTGCCTTCATTTTACGCTACAAAGGATTCTGTTAAGTTTAAAATGAAAGTATTAGGTTATAGAGAAAGCACTCAATTTATTAGCTTAGGAGAGTTATATGAAAAGTATAAAGAAACCTCAAAAGCAGATAAAAACTTTTTAGGGGATGGTACTGGGCATGGTTACGTTGAATTTAGTATAAACATTCCTCTTGAGAATTATACAGATGTATTGAGAGATATTATAAAACTCTTTAACAAAGAAGATTACTCAAAAGTATTTTAATTTATTTCAAAAGAAATTTCGGATTTCATTTGGAAGTTCGAGATTTCTTTTGTAATTTTACACTATCTTTAATTCACTATTTAAACACTTACAGCTATGTTAGAATTATTTTTAGAGCAAATTGAATTGGCTGACAACACTACCAATGACAACACCTTTGATATCTTTTATGATGTCAACACAAAACTGATTCACGCATTTGAAAATGATGCAGATGAACCAAGAGAGTTTGTTTATCGCTTGAAAGGTGAGCAGGATGATATTGCAAGAGAACACAGACAAGAAATCTTAGAATATTGCTTGGCAACCGTATTGTCAACAGATGAAGTTGGATTGGGGGATATTTTCGTACATGGGAAATTTATTGAAAAAGTAATTATTACAAAAGAAATTTCAAAATAAATTATGAAATGTGAAAAGTATTTTCTATTTTTGTACTACAATTAATTCACAATTAAAATTTATACTATTATGACAGCTATGGAAAAAATTATGAACTTGCCAATTGGACATTCTATTGATTGGAAATTCGGGTTGATTACTCGTGATGTTTACAGAATGTCTGAGGACAAATTTGACATCACAGAAACCTGCGGTGGTTGGGTAAATGCGATTGTTAGCAAAGAGACAATGCAAGGCATATTAGAGGGTAAAATCTCACTACTTGAGTTGGATTGGTTTTAATCACTTTAAATTATAACAGCTATGAGAAAGGTAACTTATTATGCGACTAAAAAAAGAGTCTTAGAATTCATAGAGGTAGAGAAGCATGCTTTCAAATCTAATGAGAAATTTTTAAGACAGATAAGAAAGTATTTGATAGACCTAAAAAAGTTTAACGGAGACAAGCACAATGTAAACCAAATCAACTTTTACAATGCAGTAGAAAAAGAATTATTAAACATTTATTAAACTATAACAGCTATGGAAAATTACAAAGAAATGTATGAGCAATTACTGGCTGAATTTCAGCAGTACAAAAAAGAATCCATCAAGTGGTCTGTGCAGGATTTTATAGAATATAACGATTCGGCATACACCATAGACAAAGAAGCAGCGCAAGAGGCTTTGGAGGATATGATTAAGCATCATGATGCAAGTTATGGCATAACTTGGAATGATGTGGCGTATTATATTGAAGAATACGGAACAGAAAAAAAATAATATTATTTCAAAAGAAAGTTGATGCTTCTCTTGGAAATGTCAACTTTCTTTTGTATTTTTGTTGGACAATTTTAAATCACTTATTCACTATTAAAACTTAAAGATTATGCTAAAAGAATTTAAAGAACTCAGAGAGTTGATTGCCAATCCAAATGCAAACAAAGATGTACACTCTAAAGAAGTATTAGCACAGGTGGTGCTTCTTGAAATCAAATTGCTTGAAATCCAAAACCGAATGGATTGTGCAAAGAAAGTGTTGAGTGAATTACACGCTATCATTCACAATAGTTCTGCCGAAACACTTTCGGGAATTTCGATTCACTTGAACATGGATGAATATAATAGAATGCATTATGCAACTAATGACATTGAACATTTGCTTGATATGGACAGCGATTATTGTGTAAAAGAGAATTGGCATAATATGTTTCCCCCAATAGAACTGCCAAACATCCTCAGAGAAGATTTTGTCGCTTGGGACACAAAGAATAATTGTCCGAAGGAGAGTTTGGACATTGTCTATCATTACACCTCGCTGATTGAGTTAATGAATAATAAGATGCAACTTGAGGAGGATGAGGAATTTGTCTGTATTAAAAACATTCCTTTGAGATGGCAAGTTCTGTACGATGCCGAAATCGAAAGAAACAAATAAAATTATTTCAAAATAAAAATTTTGGGTTTACACAAAAGAAATCTTGGATTTCATTTGGAAGTTCAAGATTTCTTTTGTATTTTTGTTGGACAATTTTAATCGCTTACGCTCTTATTTTTAAATCACTATTAAAACTTTAAACTTATGCCGAATTGGTGCAACAACTTTACTTCTTTCAAAGGAAGTTCGGACAAAATCGAAGCTTTGACCAATGCTATTAACAAAGCTGCTTACACAGAAGAAAGATACAATGAAGGTCAAGCCATACACAGCGAGAATATAAAAAATGGTTACTTCTGTTTTATCGTTAAAGATGAACCAAATGAAATAGCTGATGGGACAGAATTTTCAATAAGGTATATGACTAAGTGGACACCTAATCTTGAAGATTTGGCTATACTCTGTAGAGAATATGGTTTGGATGCCGAAACCGAGTTTGATGAAGATAGCTGTGAGGTATACGGAACAGCAAAGGTTTATGCCGATGGGACATATAACGTAACTTATGTGGAACAAGAATTTTTGGACTTGATTTATTGGTCAGAAGAAGATGATTTGTACCGTTACAATGACAATGTGTATGAGGTTAAGCAAGACATCATAGATTTTGAATATTCAAAATGGTTGGAATCTAAGAACAATATTTAAATTACTATTAAAACTTTAAAGACTATGAAAAATTTCAAATTAACAGAAGAACAATTCGTTCTCCTAACGGCAAATACTTTGACTCTAAGGAACACTTATATCTATGAGATGGACAAAGCTGAACACCAAGAGTTGAAAGATTACTACCAAAAAGAAGTTGATAAAATCAACGACCTTTTCGACCAGTTGAATGATAAATTCAAAACTAATTTCTAAAGTTGATCGATTTATTGTACAAAAATAACTTTATTATGGAAAAATATTATATATTAGCTGAAAAAGCTTTCGGACAATTTTATAATGGCATACCTGCGCCAATTGGAGAAGATGAATACCATGTTTGCCATATTGCTGCAACCATTATGATGACAAGAGATAAAGTTCTGTTAGGTGGAAGCTTTGTTCAAGCAGTTATCGATAATAACCTTGAACAAGCTCTCAACAGAGCAGATTCAGTCTGCATAAAAAACTTGGTTTTTTTCGTCTACTGCAAGAATTTTGTTCATCTTTAACATTGGACTTCCAAAAGAAATTTTGAATTTCTTTGGAAGTTTGAAATTTCTTTTGTATTTTTACTATCATTTCACTATTAAAATTTAAAGCTATGTTCGTTTTCAAAGTTATAACAGCAATCTTTTGGTGGGCAATCAGCTTTGTATGGGCTTTCGATATTTATGATGCAGTCAGCGACCAACCTATATTTAGAGAAATAGTAGCCTTATTCTGCTTCGGATTTTCAATCTGCTATGGACTTGAAACTATATTCGCAAGAAGAGTCAGATGGTTCCAATTAATACTTTTTGTAACATTATTTATGATTATGTCCGCTGCAGGATGTAAACATTAATCTTAAAACTTAATCAACATGAATTATCAAAATTATTTTGACACTCTTAAGGAACAAAAAACCATCGAAAGAAATTATAAACTTTCTTTGGAAAATTATAAGAAGGAAGTGATCTATCAATCGTATTGTGAAGTTATTGATTTCTTATACTATGTACATCAACAAGGCTACAGAAATCCTAAAGGTACCCCCTTGAATGTATTTCTGGACACGCCAGAAGATTTAAAAAATAACTTGTTCCACAAAGTTCAAGGGACTAATGGAGGAGAACCTCTTTACTTGGACAGGGAGATAAGCTCATTCGTAATACTGTACAAAGATAATGGAATCCATATTGAATGCTCTAATCATAATGGATCAAAGATCTACTTCACAACAGTCGAAGCATTCATCAAAAAAATCTCTGAAAAAATCTTGGACACTTTTGTAATTGTTGAACCTTCTAAAGAAGACTCGGAACTTTTATATTCAAACGCAGATCTATTCTAAGTTGTCCACCTTAAACTAACCAAGGGTAATGTCTTCAGGATATTACCCTTTTTTTCTTTTGGACAGCCCATAAATTCTTGACTGCTATCATATTTATTGAATATTTATTTATAAAAAATATGAAACCACTCATCTCCATTATTGAATCCCAGCTCGATCTGTTTGTCCACCAATTTGGCTTTGCAAACCTTTCGGACTTCTTTAACTCACTTGTCCACCCAAAGTTACTTCTATTCACACTCCCATTCTCGATCCTTAGCTTTTCCATCTTTGCTACGTTGGAAATTTGGCTTGGACTATCTTCAATGGCTATCGTTGGATTTATTTTTGCAGCAATCCTAGAACTAATAACAGGACTTTGTGCCAGTGTAGTAAAAGGAATTCCAATCGTCAGCAGAAAGTTTAGTAGATTCGGACTTAAAATTTTTGTTTGGCTTGGACTATTACTCGTTACCAACAGCTTCTATCTTTCTTATGTTGACAACCCAGATGTTCTTTCGGAAATTACTGAGTACTTCTTCTATACCCTACACAATATCCTGGTCATCTATATTATGACCGAATACATCATATCAATCCTTGAGAACTTCTCAGCCATCAATGGAAAATCTGATTCCATCCTCACAAGCTTTATCAAATCCAAAAGAAAACAAATTTTTAATTACTTGGACAAATCTACATCCCTTCAGAATGAACCTGAAGCTGGACAGGAGGAAAAAACTAAGCCAAGTGGGACTAAGACCAAGCCTAAGAAATAAAAGTGTCTTAAATCTAAAATAAATGGCTCGACCGCAAACAGGTGAATAACATAAGTTGTCCACCTGTTTTTTTTGTAAAAAATGCTAAAAATTAATATAAAAAGCATAGAATAGGCTGAAAGCCCCATCACTACTTCGTTTTAGACTGTTTAGATCAATACTTTTGAGTTTCATAATATAGATATAAAGAATCTCAAAAGTATTAACTAAAGAAGAATATTATATTGAATAATATAGAACACATACACTTTTAATATATACTGTAGGGGAAATACCCCAAAGAAAGTTTTGTGGTTTCTTAAGAAAGCCAAATAAAATTAATTAAGTTGGAAATTAATTTAGAATAAAAAAAGGCTTCTGAAATTTCTTCAGAAGCCAGAGTTAAGCTTAACTTAAAATTACTTAGCTGAGTCTTTGGAAACAGTGTCAACGACAACTGTATCTACAGCAACTTTGGTAGAGTCCTGCTTTTCCTTTTCGGTACAGCATTTTTCTTTGCAAGTTGTGCAGCTTCCCAAGAAAATACCGAGTGCTAAAATAAAAATTGCAATTTTCATTTGAAAGTATTAAAAATAAATGTGGTTTAAAGTGGTCTTTGGTTGACCTGTATTGTGCTATCTTGAATGTTTGAAGGTTCCATAGGAAGAAAGTATTCTTCTTCGGGGTAACTGAATCCATCCCAGATATCAGGATCATTGGCATTACTGGTTTTGAATTCATAATCCTCATCTATAAAAGATAGAAGGAATATATCCAGATCATCTTCAGAATAATCTTCGGAATATTTTTTTAAAGAATCTGGTAAATTTTTCTTTGGAGGGTTCATATTATAAAAATTTTATTCCACAAATATATATACTTTCAAATGAAAATAAAAGGATTTGTTTTAAATTATTTTTTAAAGTTCCAATTCTTTTTTTATTATCTCGATAGCAACCATAGCAAAAATCGCCATATGACAAGCTAATGATAGATAGCTTATCAAATCGATCCAGAAGCCTAATTGGAGCTTAGAAATTTTATAAAAAATTGGCATTTGAAGTATCAATAGAAATACTACAAGTATTCCAAAGTATTTTATTTTGCGTTCCATAGAAATACAATTTAAAAAGAACCCTCCTAAGAGGGTTCAGGTAACAACAATTAGGATTTCCTAGTAATATTTCTAAAGAACGCTTTGATATCTTCTGTAGAAGCTTCAGTGTTATCCAGCTTGATGAATTCCTCCAGGATGTCGTTTTCTTCTCCTTCGTTGAAGAATTCATCAGAAGCCAAACGGAGCTTCTCCATAAAACCAGCTTTCTTTGGTTTTACAATAGCTTCCACTTGACGAGTTTTAACTTTCTTCACGACCTTCTCACCAGTCTCTGTGACAATGGTGATGGCAGCAACAGCATCTTCAACTGTCTCCACAACCTTTTCATAATCGGCTCCAGTATCCTCAATAATTTTGATAACAGTGTCGTGGGAAATCTCACCCTTCAAACATCTCTGTTTGATCGCTTCAGGAGCATTGGCAAGTTTCAAGTAGCGGTATACAAGGTTCGTCCTGTTTTTGCCATCTTCAGAAAGCATAGATGCAATCTTCTTAACATCCCATCCATATTTCTGCAGTCTTAAGAAAGCTTCAGCTTGTTCTACAGGATGCAAAGGTTGCTTTTGAACTCCTGTGATGATCATCTCTGAAAGACGAACTTCTGGGGAATTGTTCACAAGAATAGCTTTCACCCTGGAAACTGGAACCCCCTGCTCCAAAAGAAACATGATTGCTTTGTATCTTCTGTGACCATCCACCAAAAGATACCTGTCGGTCCCTTTGATGCGAGACAACTTCAGAGGCTCTTTCAATCCATGCTCCTTGATGGATTCTGATAATGCTTCAATGTTGTTATAAATCTGACGAACATTTTCTTCCCAGTTGACATCAATGTTTCTGATGTCGATCTGGATCATGTCTGAACGTGTTTCTTTGCTGATATCACCAAGAAGTGTATCAAATTGATTACCGAGATTTGTGGTTTCCATAATTGTTGTTTTTAAAAATTAAATAATATAGTTCGTTTGAAAAATTATAATTTTTGTTGCTTCAACCAGATCCAATACATAGTTTCATAGGTTACACTGCTTATTTCATAAGAAGGTAAATATGTTTCTAAAAGAACTTTCTTTTCTTCTTCAGAACGTCTCCCCCACCATCTGACAGCCAATTCTCGATCTGTCAGTTGTATACCGTTTTCAGATTTGATTTTAATTAACTCTTCCATAATGCTATAATTTTAATGATTCAAATTTGTAGTAACAAAAGTAGTAAACCTTCTTCAGAATTCCAAATTTTTTCAAAAGAAATTTAAAATAATTTTCTGAAGAAATAAAATTATTTTTCTTTATCATGATTTTTATTTTCTTTAAAGGTTAAATGAAAATAATATATGGCTCCAAAAAAGAAAAATTGAGAAATATGCAGCCATAAACTTGTAATGAAATAATTATCATATTCAATTTGACATGCAAAAATATAAAAACATAAAACTCCTAATGAAAAGAAAATTAATGTTAATATCTTATTTTTCATATTTATTAATTTGTGGTCCTGACAGGATTTGAACCTGTAATTAGGATTATTTAATCGGGTTCCATACCGTTCCTACCTTTCGGTGCGTCTACCAATTCCGCCACAGGACTTTTGTTTTATCCTTTATAAGTTAAAGTTTTTTCATCACCTTCACAAAGTTCAAACCAATGATATTTTTCAGGGGTAACATCTTCTACACTATGCTCAAGTTCTAAATATATCAGATCAGATAATTCAGCACGTACACTATCTGCTAACATTTCTCCAGTACTCATCTTTCTAAGTGTATCGAGTTGTTTTTTTGTAGGTTTTTTTTTAAGTTCAAGAGTGTGTGTTTCTGTGACAGAAAACTTTAAGCTTTACGTTTTCATAAGTTAAAAATTTAAAAAGTTAAAAATAAAATTAATTAAAAAGTTTTAGATATATTTCAATTCTTTTTTTTTCCCTTTGGAAGTTTCAGTTTTCTTTTGAGGTTTAGATTCTGGCTTCTCAACTTTCACTTCTTCAGAAGCTTTAGGTGCCTTTGGAGCAACACCCTCTTCACAACGGATCTCGATTTTCTTGTAATGCTGAAACTTCCTGGCATCATCACAGATATAGCGAATTTCATAAGTTCCATTCTTCTCATCGATTTCTTCAGAAACAATATCTTTTCTTCCTTCATACATCAGGATCCGATCGACATCATTTTTTGCCTGCTTGAAAGTTGGAAAGGTTTCTCTGTACATCAGGTGATTCCATTCAGGCTTTTTCCAATCTTTGCAGCCACTGTAATAATATGCCCTATATATTTTCGCCATGAGAAACGTATTTTAAAAATGATTCACCAGCTAATACATAATGTTCTGCATACCAGGTTGCACCTTTTCTGTGTGTATCAAGCTGGCGTTTAACATACTCAACCAAAGCATCCTTATTGGAGTCCATATTAAAAACCATGATGCTGCGCTCTAACATAAAAACAGCTTTTTCAGCCTCAACTTCATCAGAAGAAAGTACTCTGATTTCTTTAGAAAGATTTTCAATAATCTCAGATTTCATAAGTCAAATGTTTTAACAGTGATTTAATGGGAACAAAAGTCTCACTTTCTTTTGGCATTTCCAAATTTTTCTGAAGAAATTTTAAAACTTTCTTTAGAGAATATTTATAATAAAATTTCATGAAAATCAAATTAAGCGAACTCAGACAAATTGTAAAAGCAATTATCAAAGAAGAACAAAACAAAAAAATATTGAATGAGTTTTTTTTTAAAGATTTCCCTTATGAAGGAGGAAAATTTACAGGAAATATTGAAAAAGGAAAACCTGATGGTATAGGTGTATTTGTAAATAAAAATGGCGTTGAAATAAAATGGGGTTTTTATTTTGGTATGCCTTTAAATAATATTTCTTGGGATGAATTAAATGAGATAAAAACTAAAGAAGAATATGAAAAAATATATTCTGAAAAAGTTGGTAGTAATGGATTTAAACGCTCAACTGATAGTATTTTCAATCCTAGTGGGGATCTACTATCATATGATAAAATTCTTAGGACTTTTGAAGATAATTTGATAAAATCTGAAAATTCTGATGAAACCTACTATAAATTAACTGCTAATGAAGCTAAATATTTCTTTACAACAGGGGAAGTTAAATTAAGCGTAAAAAATTACTTTTTTTCTGATTACGTAATAAAATCTGCATTTGAATTTAAAGAAGCAAGAGAACGTAATTTGACTATTGTAGCGGATCCAGGCGAAATGATGGCTTATTACTTTAAAAAATTAAGACGTGTGAAAAAAGACAAAGAAACAATTGATAAACTAATAGATATAGCAGAAAACAACTGGGAACTTGCTCTCACTCTATACAAACACCAAGAAATAAGATAAAAAAATCTTTATGAAAATCAAATTAAGCGAACTCAGACAAATTGTAAAAGCAATTATCAAAGAAGAAACCGATATACCTCAAGAGGAGATTGAAAGATTCACTTGTAAGGATTGTGGTACTTATGATTACGATATGTATATGGTAAATGATGACATCTGGAGTGAATATGGTAATGAATCAAATACTCTTTGTATGAACTGTTTAGAAAAACGAATGGGAAGAAAATTAACCAAAGATGATTTTTCACAATATAAAAATGCTCCAGCAAATAAATATAATCCACAGGTTAAAAAGCTTTTTAATAGTGGGATATTTAGATTTAGATTTTAAACAGCTGCCAAAAACCACTCTTCATAAAAACCAAAACGCTTCCAAAAGGAAGCGTTTTTTTTTCTTTAGAAA